ATTCTATCGCCTATTGAATTTCTTACTACTTGAGGAACTAATCTTTGTCTTAATCCTGTTCTTGTTTGTTGAACTGTTTGAGCAGTTTCTATTTCATCAACAGCAAATACTCTTCTTCCTGCTCTTCCACCGCCAACTTGTCTACTTGCGACATCTCTAGTTGAACCTGACCAAAAATCTTGCCAATCATTCCATATTGTTCCTATTTCAACACCTTGTAAACCATTGTTTGGAATTCCAGAAACTAACGTATCAAAACCACCAACATTGTTTATAACTAATTCTGGTCTTCGTTCTGTTTCTTTCCACTCATCACTTGGTGGAGTTAATTCTATTGCACCTGACCAAGTAAAGACATCAAATGGATTAACATTGACACTCTTACTTGCGAAAGGTTGTGTTATTAAAGCTGTTTCAGTATAAGGTAATGTTAAACAATCTCCAGTTTTTTGATAACTTCCATCCGTTCTATCAGACGCCTGAATAGCAGTACCATCATCATCTGCTTCTATTAATTGTACTGCATCCTCATTGAACATAGGTCTTAATTGACCTCTTGCCATATCAATAGATGATTTGTAATCTATATTTCCTACATCACCTATATTGTGACCACTAAAGTTGTCTACTATAATTCCGTTTTTAAATCTATCAAAACCATTTGCGTCTTGTATTTGTAAATTTTGTGCTTGTGTTTCTAACAATGATAATTGAGTATAATATTCCATATTCTCAATTCTATTTTCTAAATAACCAATATCTCTCATTGTATATCTTCTGTTATCAACTTTTTTAATAATAATATCATCTAAAGATAAAACGTAAGATGGCATTTCTAAAGTATACAATAACATTGCACCATCTAAAGATTTTGGTACTTGCGGTACTAAAGCACTTGCGCCTTTAGAAAGTTGAAAATTTCCTTCTTTATCTAAAAAGATTTTATCTATTCTTGGTAAATAGTATTCAAAATCAGAAGTAATATCTGTATTAAATTTAACTAAATTAACCGTAGAGGCACCTGTACCATCATAAGAACGGTCTTGAACTCCTGAATTTATTGTTGAAGCGTCATCTACTCTTGGTCTAAAATCTAAACAATCTCTTAATCTAAATATTTTTCCTGTTGTATCAGAAGTATAACTTGAAATATCTTCATAATCAACAACACCTGCATAAGAGTCTACATCAAAGTAATCTCCTGAACCGTGTGAGAAATAATCAAAATTTACTAGTAATCTTCCTGTTGGAGTTATTGCACCAGTTTTTAGTTTAATTCTTCCAATATCATAGAAGTTATCTCTTTGTCCTGTATCTAAAGTAAATCTATCTGTAATATCTGTATCCCCAGCAGTAGCATTTGTAGAAAAATCTACTGACATATAAACAGTATTAATTTTATAAACATCTGCTTTACCTAAACCACATACTCCACTTTCTACTTCTGCTTGAGTTGATATCTGTACTGTTTGTGCTGAAGCTATAGTTTTTGTTTTAGAACCTGCAACACTTCTATTAACTGTTGCTAATATTTTTACTTTATGTCCTTGATAATCAGTACCAAAATTTAATGTTAAAGTTTTACCAGTTGGAGAACCACCTAATGTAAATATATCACCTGCTAAATGGTTAGTACCACTTATACTTAATACAGCACCAACTTCTCCTCCTGTACCTGCACCCATTGACATAATAGATACAGCATAGTCTGATTCTTTTAATCCACCAAATGTTTCATTTGTTCCAGCTGTAATTGTTATATCACCATTTGATGATAATGTTCCTGTAAATGCTCTTCGTACAGAAAAGTTTGTATCAGTTATTCCTGAATTAACAGTTGTCTTTAATGTCTTAACTGTTTCATTTGGCATTTCAAATATAGAAATATTTTTACTTGGTTCTTTTATTGCACCACGTCCTCTAGTAAAAGATGATTTAGTTACATTTGCACCTGCACCAGTAACTACTGCAAAACTTGTATCATTAATAACATAGGCAACTTCATTTGTTTCAGAAAGAGGAGTATCAGTTGTATATGTAATACTATCTCCAATTTTTAATTCATCTGTAAATCTTGTACCAAATCCACTAATTATTTTTCCTGCACCTGCGACAGATATTGTACCTGTCAAATTAACATTGTCTGTTGCTACATCAGCAGTATATGTAGGAGAACCTGCCATTGCAACTTGTTTAATATCAGAAGGACCAAAAACTGTTGCCCCTTTACGTCCTATAACATCTGATTGTATAACTGCTGTATTACTTGAAGAACCACCTGTAATTGTTTCACCTGCAAGAAAACTACCTTGTACATTTGAAACTATTACAACTCCGTGTGTTGCATTTCCACCTGTGCCTGGATTTGTACAATTAACAGGAGTTATTCCATCTGCTTTGTATAAATTATAATCTGTAGCATTAATTACTCTAACTGTAAATATTCCACCAGTTTCTACTGTTGAATCAATCGCCCAAGAAGAACCAACTCCTGAAATAGTAATTTGTTGTCCATCTTCAAAAGCGTGTCCACTAACAGTTTGAACTACACAAGGATTTGCTTGAGTTATACTATTAATTGCTGATGTTTCTGTTGTTGATAATGATTGAACTATACCAGTCGCACCATACGTTCCTGTTACAGTTTCACCAGTAGTAAAACTTTGAGCAGTTAGTATATTTAAATGATTAAACATATCTACATCAAATAGATAATGTTTAAAAACAGAACTTGTTAAAGCACCACTTGAAAAAATATTGCTTGAAGCAGTACCAGTTGAATGTTCAAATCCTCTTGATTTTGCTCTTCCTATTATATTGATATTTGAATTAGCTCCATTATTAGGAGTACCTCTAACAGCAGTTGCTTTTTTATGTAAAGTAAGATTTTTAAATGATTCTGAATCTCCTGAAACGAAACCAATATCTGGTGAACCATAAACGTTATTTACATTTAAGTAATTACCTAAACTAAATCTTGTTTTAAAATTATTTTCTGTATCAAATTCTCTTGTCTTATCAATATCAACAAAAGTTGTACCTATTGTTTCTATTTCATAACCACGAACATATGCTTTACCTGGTCCCATACCAGCAGCAATTTTAGTTGTGTCCCCACCTTGACCTGAAGTATAGATACCTCTATTATCTCCTGATAGTAAATGTTCTCTTAAATCTAAATCAAAATCTCTTAATGCATAATCACCAGATTCATCAAACGTTCTACGAGCAAAAGTATCTTCTATTACAGCGTATTCTGTTGTTCTAACTTGATTTTGAATAATACCATTTTTTAATCTTAACAACTCTACAAAGTTTGCGTCTGCTGTTGAAGCTAAAGATAGTTTTGTTAATGTTAAAAGTATTTTAAATCTATGAGCACCTGGAGCATTTTGATTTGATGTTCCTTGAGCATTATCTTGTAGACTTGCGTCTTCATTTGGAGTTACAAAAGATTCTGTAACTAATAAACCAACTCTATATGAAGGTGTGTTTGTATATTTGTCTAATACTACTGTTTGTTTTGAAACTTCAACGTGATATCCATTAATATAATAAATTCCTTGTTGTACTTCAGCAGCGCAACCTATATGTGTTGAAGCAACAGTCGCTGTGGCTGCCAAACTATTAATTGTACAATCTAAAGTTTCTGTATCAGTAAAAGCAATTGCTACATTGTCTGTTCCAGTTTTTGTATATTTTACAAATAATGTATCTGCGTCTGTACCATCTGCAACTGCAACACCTACAACTTTTGCAACAACGCCTGAAGTTGCACCTGTTAATTCTACTCCGTTATAATCTGCTAAAGTTGAGTTTGATTTTGCTGAAAGTTTTACTGAAGTGTAATTTAAGTCGTACCCGATTTCTCCAGGTATAACCATAGCACCTTTTTCAAATAGATGGTCACTAACCCTTTCTACTTGGTTTTGTAATTGTGTCTGTGATTGTGTTAACTCTCTCGCCTGTACAGCAAATGCTGGTCTGAATAGAACTCTATGAAATTTTTTACTTTCATTAAAGTCATCAAAGTAGGGCGATAAGTTAAAATCTGTTGGACTTGGCATTTAACTCCCCTAAAATTCTATAATCAATTTGATATTTTCGGTTTGGTCAGCAGCTCTAGTGATTGGCGCTCTATTCTCTACATAAACTATATCACCAGAACCGTGGTCAATTTCCGAAATAGAATATCCATTTGAAAATGTTTGACTGTTAACTGTGCCTGTTGTTGTATCAGGTGTTAAAGTTGCTGATGTATCTGCACCAGTAATAATATTTGTGCCACTAAATGCTGTTTGATTACCGTTAGTATCTACTCCCTCATCATTGTGTCTTGTTTGAATATAATATAATATTTTATTTGATGGATCCCACTCTACAACTTTTCCAACTGCACCTGTAGTTGCTTGTGAAATTGTTTCATCTACAGTAAATGTTCCTGTATTACTTGAACCAACAACAGCACTTGTTGCTCTTAATGTTGTAGCAGAAGCGGCTGAACCACCTGATTTCGGGTCTCTTATCAAACTTACTTTTCTAAAATCATTTGCAACAGTTACGTCACCTGAATTAGCTGACTCTGTTCCTTCTAAACTTGTATTCAACATAACAAAAAATCCACCTAACTCTTCTACTGCATTAAATCCGTGTCCACCTTTTGGTTCAATTATTACATCAAATTCTGAACTAATTAATGCACCGCCACCAGCAGCATTTATATCTGCTAGTTTAAGATATCCATAAGTATATCCTGTTCCTGCATTAGTTACAACTATTGCTGTAACTGCACCTGAAGCAATAGTTACTGAACAAACTCCACTTGAACCATCTCCTCGTATTGCAACACCTGTATGTGTTCCATCTGTACCAGCAGAACCCGCTGTTTTAATTTTAATTACATTAATTGCACCATCTACAGCAGCAGAACTTACCGTTGCATTCGTTGATGTTGCCATAAAATCTACTGATAAAAAATCTGATTGTTGAGCAGCTGTTAAAGTGTACATATATTTCCACTTGTATCCGTCAGCAGTTGCTAATATTGTTGTTGATGTTCCTGTAGGTTCTATAGTTGAATTAGCGCCGTTATTATTATCTAAACATTTATATACGTTTCTAGCAGCAGTTAAAACATAAAAAGTTGCGTCATATAAAGTAGCAGCACCACTTGTTGAAGTTTGTACTGTTGTTGTACCAGTAATATATTCTCCATAATCGTGTCTGTAATAATCATATACAGTACCAGTCGTCCAATTTCTTCTAGGGATTACAAAGCCAACATTTGTACTTGAAACTTTTTTACAAGCAAGCAAATCATCATATGTGAAATTTTGTGTATTTTCGTTGTCTGCAGGAGTTACAGGTAATAAATCTGTACCTTCATTATTTGTTCTACCATCACCACGTGTAGAAGTAGCAAATGCTTGAGGACGTCCTATACCTAAATAAAAAGTATTTCCTGACGCTTCAGAAAACGCTTCTTGGAACTGTTCCGAGTTGTGTATTCTGAATTTATTTGTTATAATTGCTGGCATTCTTATTTCCTTTATCTATATTTATACAAGTTTTCTAATTAGTAATTAATTCCTATTCCGTGGACTTGCGCTTCTTTAACACCTGAATTTTGCGATTCCCAGGTTATCTTATATCGCACATCTTCTCCACTTGTACAAGTAGTTTCACCTAAACGGACTTGTTTGATTCCAGTAGAAAAGACTGGTGTTATAGTTGTATAACTTGACGCTTCTGTCCAGTTGCTTCCACCATCACACGTAAAATATACTTTAAGTTCTGTTCCTAAATTATTGGTTCCTGCATTATCCTTATATAATAACGTTCCACCAACTTTTGTTCTTGCACCGCTTACTGCATTTGCTGATTGAATTAAAGTTCCATTAGGATTTGATGTTGTTGTTCTAACAACTTTATCTCCAACTACTTTATAACTCATACTTTCATTACTTGATATTTCTCTACTAACACCTGACGCATAAGTATTGTCTAGTGAAGTACCCATAGGGGTTACTGTATTATTTCCAGATGGATTATAATAATCATTTTGAGAACCTCCGCCAACAGCTTTTCCTTGTATCATACCACCAGAAAAACCTGTACCAAATTTACCAATCATAAACCAAGCTCTTAAATTTGAAGCACCTGCTAAATTGTCAAAAGTTTGGACATTAGTAAGTGTACCACCAACATAACTTCCTTGTGCTACTGAAGAATATGAAAAATCGTGTCTATTATTACCATCTACTGAATTTGGGTCTAAATTTGAAGGTGCATTACTATTATCAGGAGTTACATACATACATCCTGTTTGTGAACCACCTGTTCCGTGAGAACGGAAATATACTTCATCAATTATGACTTTTGTATTAGGTGCTACGTAAAAAGCATTTCCAATAAAATAACTATTACCTTGTTGTAAATTATCTTCTGCTCTATCCCCAGCGTCACCACCTACATCTAATAAAGTTATGTTTGTAGTTGTAACATCATTTTGAAAAACTGTTGCCATATATCCATCTACTCTATCACAATCTGTTTGCGTTCCTAAATTCGTATCGTCTGTAAATGTTTCAATAAATTGTCCTGGCAAATTGAAAGCAGCACTTGATTCGTTAGTTGCTTCTCTCAAAGCCAAAGCAGATATATCCGATTTAACTGGTTGTAAATCTGTTGCTGGTGTAATTGTATCATTATCTACACCAAGACTTGCATTTAAATTGTTTGCTATACTTCTAGTTTTTGATCCCATTAGCTTATATACCTTACTACTATTTCAGCGGCAATCGCTGGTGTTAATGTAAAACTTAAATTTGTTGATGAAACTTGATAATCGTCTGTAGGCACTAAACATATCCCATTAACAAAAACAAGAATATCATCTACAGTACGTCCATTATTTATTGTAAATGTTGACGTAGAACCATCACCTACTAATTTAGATGTAGATACTTCACTTCTTCCACCTACAACATCAATTACGTGTCCCATATATGCGCCACCTTGACTTTGATAATATAATCTTTCAGGTGTATCACTATTTAATTCTATTTCTGAAAATGCACCAGAACTTCCTGGTGTACCTGTATGTGTAATTCCAATTGTATATGGTACTGTCTTAGCAGCGTCCCGATAAAATTTTAAAGTATGACCAGTATTTGAACTTTCTGCTTGGTCAAATTTATATTTACCAGGTGATAATGATAATGCTGGAGAAGGTTTACCGTCAATAGAAAATCCACTAGCAGCACCATCTCCAAAATAATAATGGTCACTTGCTTTAGCAGCAACTGTAATTGTTAATGTTTTTGAAATTGTATTATCTGGTGAACGATATCCTATATATCCTAAATCATTTATACCAGCATAATCGTGATTGTAATTAGTTCCTGGAACTGGACCTATACTTGAAATTGTTACCGAATCAGCAGCAGTATCTATAACAGTATTAATTCCTGTTCCACCAAAGAATTGTAAAACTTGCGAACCTAAAGCAATTGTATCTACTGTTGATGAATCATCAGCAATTGATAAAACTGGAGTACCTGAACTAGCGGCAGGTTCAAATCTTGTAGTTGTAGCATTCCAAGCTATAACATCTCCATTACCAATTCCTGCAATATTTACATCTGATATTTTTGCAATACTAGAGTTTTCTGTTATTAACTCCATCCAACCACCTGAACTTGCCATATAAACTTTATTTGTTGCGTTATCTAAAGCAGGTGAACCTGAATAAGTTGTATAATTTGGAAAAGAAGCAAAGTTTGGATGATTAAATCTTATTGCTGATCCTTGACCTGAAATTGTCATATAGGAAGAACCAGTAATTGATAAACCATTTACTAGTGTTGAACTCGTTCCTAATTCAACTGAAGTATAACCTAATACCAATGAATTGTTTGCTAATTGTGTATTTAAAATTCCAGCAGAAGCACTTAATTCATCTTTTGTAATTCCTGTAGCTGTTACTGTAATTGTATCGCCTCCAGTAGTTGTTGATATACCATCACCACCAGATATTTTTAAAACATCTCCTTGTGCTATGGAAGAAGTTGTTGATGAATCATCAGCAACATTAAATAAAGAACCTGTAATTGAATTTGATCCAGTATCTATTGTTTTATTTGTTAAAGTTTGTATTCCAGCTTTAGTTGCAACATCACCTGTTGGTGTGTTAATAATTGGACTTGTAAGAGTTTTATCTGTAATTGTTTGAGCACCTGTTAAGGTTACCACATCACCTGTAGGTGAATTAATTATTGGACTAGTTAAAGTTTTGTTTGTAAAGGTTTCTGTACCAGCAATTGTCGCAAAATCATCATCTGATAAAGCAGTATTAAAATCTGCTGTTGTTCCTGTAATAGTATTTACATTTAAATTAATTGATTTATTTAATAATGTATCTGTTGATGTTTCTGTAAGAACTGTGCCATCTATTGCAATTTGAATTTCATTATTACCAACGGATGTTGTAATACCGTTTGCACCAATAAACTGTAATTTTTCACCAATGTTTACTTGATTTTGTGTAGAACTTGTATCTTCAATAGTAATATAACCTTTTAGATTAGTACCATCACCTATTGCTGAATAGATTTCATTAAAATTATTATTAATGATTATACCACCAGAACGGAGATTACTACCTGTTCCGTCATTAGCAGCTGTTCCTGTGAATATTACTTGTTTTGGCATTTCTTCCCTTAAATTACTTTACTATTTATAATCTTTTACGGTGTTGTATCATCAAAAGTTGGAACTTCAGAACTAAAGTCAACTACTGTATTACTGAACTCATTACTGTTATATGTAAACTGTGAAGGTATAGCAAGATTCATCTTAACTTTCTTTCCTGCAGGATCAGAAGACATTAAGAATACTCCTCCTCTACCATCTAAATTAGACCTTGTTCCAAATACTAATAAATTTTCTAACGTATCAAACGTAATTCCTGTTCCTGGATTTTGTATACCAAATATAGTGTTTGCCCATTTATTAAGATTACCCCAACGAGGTCCAGCATATACGTGCCCTTGTCTAAAGTTAACTCTATCAATATCTGCTCTTACCCTAGAAACATAATCAATATCTGTAGGTTGTCTTGTTAAAGTTACATCCCTTTCATTAGCAGCAAAGTGTTCAATTTTGTCTTCTGCTAAATATATTGTTCCACCTTCCATAGGTTTTGCTCTTAAAGATGTTCCATCATCTACTGTTCCTAATCTTCTACCAAATATTGTAGAGAATAAAGTATTAAGAATTTGGAATAATGGTATTTCAACTGCACCAGAAACAGCACCAACAATTGGTAGTGATCCTCTAACATCTATTCTTGAAACAATATCTACTTGACCTGTAAAATAAAATCCTGCTGTATGCATTGTCTTTTTAAATGCATCCCGCCATACTGCAATAGAACTAGCAACTTTCAACACATAAGAAAAGTCTTGATAGTATTTACTATCTTGTATTCTCATTGTAGTTTCAGAAAGTTTACCATCTTCATTAATAAATTGTCCATCTGTATCTGCAATTGATACTACATCAACTGTTGCTGTTGCAACATCAATTTTAGAAATAGTTCCTGAACCACCTGAATCGGCTGCTAATGTTTGACCTTCTGTAAATACACCTGTAATATCTTTTATTCTTAATTCATTTGTAGAAGTGTTAAATGAAACAATTGTTCCTTGTCCACTAGGTGTTGTACAAGATGAATTTATTGTAAATGATCCTACTGCACCTGTTAATATGCAACTGTTATAAAATCCTAATTGTGGAGGACTAGGAGCGTCTTGATATTTTTTTCCTAATTCAATTGTTTTTAATGCAACAATTCTTCCAATTTCATCACCCCACGCTCTTACACTTCCACCTGAACCTGTTATTGAAGATATAGTTACACTTGGTAAAGAAGTATATCCTGTACCACCATAAGTTAAAAATATTTTTTCAATTGTTCCTAAACCTGTATCTGCTTCTTGCATAATACTATTACCGAAATAATTGTCAGCAGCATTAGTACCATCTTCTAAAACTATTTGGTCAGAATCTTCAGCAGCAATTCCTCCATTAACAACTCTTACAAATCCATCAACATAATTACCATTAGTACCTGAATTATTAAATACTAATTTATCACCAACTTTATAATTTTCTCCTTTACTATCAATTACAACATCTGTAATTCCGCCAGAACCAATTTCATCAATATTAAATCTAGCACCAATTCCACCTGCTGTAACTGCAACAACATCACTCGTGGTATTTAATGTACCATCATTTGTAAGTATTTTTGTTCCTGGAATACCAGTTATAGTTGCTTTAATATACCAATCGTCTGTATCAGAAGCAGAACCTTGTATTTGTTCTCCGATTTGAAATGTACTTTGAATTGAATCATTATTTAAAATAAATTCTGAAACTGTATCTGCACCTATTTGAAAATTGGTAACATTTTCAACAACTGCTGTTGCTAAACTATCTACACCAGTAATTCTTCTTCCAACTAATTCTGTTGTATCTCCTATATCTGAAAGTGCTCTTAAAACTTTTAATGTATCATACTTACCATCTGATACTCTTAATATTTGTTCTCTTGGATAAAAGGTTTGTGATTCTTCATTGAATAGTATTCTAAAAAATATTTCGTGTCCTCTATTCGTTCCTTTTGAACGATAAAGTGATTTAACATTTTTTATAAGATTTCTTTTGTCAACTTGATTTGCTAATGTATCTGGTAGTGTTGCAAGAAACTCATCTCTAAAATTTGATAAGAAATTACTAATTACATTATCTGGATCTCTAAAGTTAACTAGGTCAGCAATATTATTTACAGGATTAGGTTTATAATTATCTATTGTTGCATATGCATTTGAACTACCACCTACAACTATTTCACCATCTATAAATTGATTGTTAGCAGTTATGAATAAACGTCCACTATTTAAATCTTCTGTTAATACAACAGCAGTTGCATTAGAAGTTTGTCCTGTAATTGTTTCACCTCTTGTAAATTTTCCATATTCAGTACCAGAATAAGTTTCAAAAATAATTTTATCACCTTCGTCCAGTAATGTTCTTGCAGTACCTTTAGCACTAGAATTTAAAACTAAATTATTTGCTTGATTAGTTTCTGTTTCTAGTAAAATACCTTCTGTTGATTTAACAGAAGTTACTGATAACTCAGCAGACTCTAGTAATTGGTAATAGACTTTAAGAAATTCAGCAAACTTTGGATGTTCACTAACTATAAATTCAGGTAGTTGACCAGCGAGTATTGTAGAAATCTTGTCATTAAATTTTGCCATTTGTCATTAATAACTGGAAGTAGTTGTGTATCCCACACCTGCCTCAGCACTTCCTCCTACAAAACTATCAGCAGTAACCGTTATAGTTGAATTTGAAATATCCATTTCAACAATTTGGTCTCTAACTGGAACAACATCATTAGAATTTGGTGTTACTGTTAATTCAATTACTGTTGAAGCTACGCCATCAATATTTGATATAGCAGCAATGTTCATTGAATTAAGTGTTATTGCACCTGTGCCATAATCAATTGTACCTTGCGTTAAATTTAAATAAGATTTTACTCCACTTGACATATAATATAATCTTACATTACCTGCGCCGTCATCATCAAAAAAGCATTCGTTATCATTACCATCTATTTTAAATCCTGATGAACTTAATATGCCGCCTGTGCTTGCCATATGTCCAGAGTGTGGATTATATAATGCATTTCTAAAATAGATATTATATTTTGAAGATGTTAAAAGTATCGGTTGGAAAGATTTTCTTATTTTAACAGTTGTTATGTTTGATAAAATACTAGCATCTGTATTATCAATCAAACCTGTTATCTTTGAAAATCTAAATACTGAATCAAACTTTTGTAAATTTTCTGAATTATAATTTGATAATGAAGTAATAACATCTGCTCTTATAGTATCAGCAGTTTTTGCTGTTGCCTTTGCGTCATACTTAACATTTGAAGTAAGTAATACAGAAGTTGTTTCTGGATCTTTTATAACTGGTCTTACTGAAGCAACGTTAAATGGTTTTAATTGAGTTACAATATCTGCCTTTGTTGTATCAGTTAATGTTGAACCTGATTTTGCTTTGATTGAAATATTTACAACACCATATTGTGGAGTTTCATCATCTTCTCCACCCCAGGCACTTATTGATAATGCATTTGGATAAATTGATTTAACTATTGTTTCATAATCAGTTGCTGTAACTGCTCTATCTTGAGCAGCGTATTGTAAAGGTGCATTAAATTTTATAGAATTGCTTGATTCGTGAACTGAACCTCCTTGTGAATTTGATTCAGTTGTTATAGTTACGTCTGTAAAACCACCAACGTTTCCTGATAAATTAAATTTTGAAGCACCATTTGATTCTTCTTGATTGGTAATAACATATTCTAAAATAATTATATTACCATCTTCTAATTTTTTACCTGTTACACCATCACCAAAATAAATTTCAAACTTACCATCTTGACTTTCTTGTATAAAATATACTCTTGATTCTTTTGATATATTATTATAACCGCCTGTTAAAGTATAAACTTCTTGCGTTGTATCTGTATTACTATTTTGAACTGTAACTTTTAAAGTTGAAGTATCTGCATTAGTAGATGGTATCATAAATTGTTGGTCACTATCATTTTCGTCATATGTATATTTAAATGTAACCAATGTTCCTTCATAAAGAGTTACATTTTCAAATTTATAAACTCCATTTACTGGTGCAATTGTAATATCTGAAATAGTTGTATATTGATAATCTAAATTGTCAACTGTAGTTGAGAAAATTGTTCCCTTCTGCATTGTAACAGATGATCCAGTTGCGTCATTTACAAGAATATCAATTAAAGCTTTTGGTGCTCTTGGAGATGTTGGAGTATAACCTAACATCTTCGCAAGTGATACAATATTATTTCTAATATCAGCACTATCCAAATATATTTCATTAGTTGACATATTAGCAATGTATGACAAGTAGTGAGTGTTATAAGATAACACATCTATTAGAATAGAAAGACCTGACCCTTCAAAATCATAGTCTTGAAATTGCGTTTGACTTTGTAAAAATGTTTTTAGATTTGTTTTAATTTTATCAAAGTCTAATTCTGATACGTTTAATTTATGTTGACTCATCTTATCTTAACCTTTGTAATTCTACTGACATTGCTTGTGGACCTGGTACTCCAATAATATAAAAATGTATTTCAACTACTAATCTATTATTATCAACATCATCACCAACTAATTTATTAGTTATTAAATTATCATCATTAATAACAATAGATGTTAAACTTATTCTAGGTTCGTAATTTTGTAAAACTTCTTCTATTTTTCTTTTTAAAAATATAGAAGTCATTGGTGTATAATTTTCAAAAAGAAGTTGTCTTACACCACAACCTAATTCAGGATGGAAAGGTCTTTCATAGTAGTTTGTTTGTATTAAATTTCTTACAGACCTTTTTATAGCTATTGCGTCTTCAAGTGTACCAATATCATTGGAAACTGGATGTCTAGTAAAATTTAAATCTATATCTTTAAACTTCCTAGATTGCCTTGAACTAGAGCTTTTTACCTCTTTAGTATAGTCTTTTTGAAATTTTAGATTTTCTTGTCCCATAACTGTATATATTTATACAGTTTAGCCAGCGGAAACGTTATTAGAACCTTCAATCATTTGTCCCATATCAAAAGAATCTCCAACTCTTGCTACACCCTTACCTTCAGCACGAACTGTTGTTGAAGCTACATTAACTACAGCACCTGGATGTGGGACACAATAGATACCTACAAGCCACGTATGTGGCAAGGCAGGATCAAGAAGTCTAACAATTGGTATACCGTTTGCTCTAACTGTAAATTGTGTTGCTTTAACTCCTATAACTGCTGTACAAGGGTGTCCTGTTGATCCTAAATCTGTTGTATCCCTACATATTGCTGGCATTACTTTACTTTATACTTTATGCTAATATCCAAATGGCTACTATAACTATTAATACCCAATTAGGTACTGAACTTTTAGTAAACCACTCTTTTACTTTTTTTGTGTCTATTGGTTCTATCATTTTACCTCTATTTTTCCTCCAGCAGACTCAATGTCTGCCTTAATTTTATCAGTTTCTTCTTTAGATTGGTCTTCTGCAATTACAGAAGGAACTCCTTCAACAAAATTCTTTGCTTCTAGTAGTCCCATATCTTTAAACGCTCTAATTGCTTTAATTACACTAATTTTTTTATCAGAATCAAAACCTGTTAGTGTAATTTTGAATAAAGACTCTTCTTTTTTTTCTTCAACTGGTGCAGGTGTACTCATTATAGCATTTAAATCTAAACCCCAAGTCTTTTCAAGTTTTTTTGCTAATTCACCCGCTTCAATAACTGTTAATTTACCCAATTGTTCTACTAACGTATCAATATTACTCATAATTTACTTTCCTATCTTATCTTTTCTACCTATAGGTAGTTTTTGCCACTTGGTCATCTCTTGACCTTTCTTACTTATCCACTCAATAAAGATTAATGGGGTTTTAAACCTATTTTGAAAAGATTTAACTGCTTTTTTCCAACTCATAGAAGTTATTTCTTCATTAATTTCTTTATTATCTGTAAATTTAAACTTTTTTTCTTTTGCCACGTCTTTTCACTTTCTTTATACATAGGTCGCACCTGCAATATTTACAAATTTCAATTTTATGTGCTTCCATCATTTCATATTTTGGCTTTTTGCAATGGGATTCTCGCCCACAATTGTTACAATAAGTCATAACTAGTATTTATACTAAAAATCGCAAAGGTAAAGTGCCTCTCGATTCGGAAATTTGTCTATGTCATAGGAAAATCTGCAATTATGAACGTTTCCACAAGAAACTAGAACAAAAAGCGAACAACAAACTAGGAAAACCTTGATTTTTCTCATTTTTTTTTAATTTTTCCCTTGACTTTCTTAAATTTTTAGTGTATATTTAACGTATAAGTTGAAAAAAGGAAACATTATGAAAAAACTATACGAATATTTAACAATTGTTTGTTCTATATTAGGTACTTTTATGTTAATTGGCGCTGTTGGCGCAATTGACGGCGGATATAAAGGAATTCCTATGAACGATAATTGGTTTTTGTGTGGTACATTGTCATTGTTAGGTATTGCTATGTTTATTTTAGCACTATACTCGCAAACGTTGTATTCAGAACAAGACTAATTAACAGTTGAATCAGTAGATTCCAATAAAGTCGCAACTAGGTGGACTCTTTCAGTTTCACCTCCATTAAAAAAGTTGTGATATTTCATATTATCAGTAATATAAGCATTGCCATTAGCTGGCATATGAAAACAATCATCTCCTATAACCATTCTACACCCACCATTTGTTATTATTGGTATATGTAATCTTCTTTCTGGATCACGGTGCCAAGATAAACAACTTCTAGGTGGTTTCATTAGAAAACGAACACGACCTAAATTAAATCTTAACCCCAAATATTCGTAAAGAGTTTGAACATACGTTCCTTTAAATTCGGGACATATCTCTTTGAAGTCTTTTTCTTCAAGATAGACGTTTCTTTCTTCTTCTTTACCAGAATCATCTGGATAGGTCCAATAGATTCCACGGACATTACCAGAAGCAATTGATTTTGGGTCTCCAGGTTTACGGTTGATACATATAGCATTGAAGTCTATATTTGCTGGGTCATCTGTTGCAAACCCTTTTTCTTCTCTAAATTCTTCATAGCACTTTTTTAACTCTTCAATGTTTATATCAAGGTCTTCTATTATTTGACAATGTTTACTCATAAGACTATTTATTGTCTATGATGTCTTGTCAATCTCCTTGCGCCATACGTTATCATATAGTCTGCACCTGCTCTTTTGAATATATGATATGTTTCTTCTAAACTACCAGGCGCACCTATACCTAACCATTCTCCAGATGTTTGATATGCACCACAAGGTTTACCAGTTGCTTCTTTAATAGGTTTAATTAAATCTAAACTAGTCATACCAGGTTTTACCATTAATTCATTTGCACCATCATTTGAATATTTTATAGAACGATTAATTGCACCTTCTCTATCGTGAACATCTAATTGATAGGGTCTATGAATACCTTTTGGTATCTTCATTGCATTTCGCCAATCTCTATAAAATGTTGAACGAAATTTTGTACTATAACTCATTATATCTATTCCACCACCTTTTGTTGCCCTAATATTTTTAACTGTATTATCTTGACAATCACTTGGTGCTACTGTAGCACCTGACGCTGTGTAAATATCTCTAGCAGACATTGTTAAAAGTTTATCTGTTTTTTCTTGGTCACCTATGATACAACAATGTCCATCTTGCGTGTAAGAACATAAACATACATCTACAATTAATCTGCAACCATTTCCTTGTATATCTTTTGAAAGACTAGCAGCAGTTACACATACTTGGTCAAACTTATGAGCGTCAATATCTTCATCACCTCTATGACTACTAGATTTTTCACCTAATTTAAATTCTGGTATATAGAATAAAAGAAATTCTTTTACGCCTAAATCAATATCTTTCTTAACACGTTCATTAACTTCTTTCCACGCATTATAGATTTTATTATCTTCTCCAAGACTTGTTTCTCTTGTAGAATAACTGGCGAATATCGGTTGTATTAATCTCATTAAAATAACTTACCAATTTTATATACTCCCCATAATGCAACAAAGACAAATAAGGCACTTAACACTCCACCTTCAAATAAAGCAACTAGTGTAACACCTGCCCATAATACATAGAACACTAAAGTTTTCCAGTTCATTAAGAACCAAACTAATCCTAATCCAATTACTTTTAAATATTCTTTTATCACTTTAACCAAGCAACTTTTTTTCCTTCTGCAATTCTCTTATCTGCAATTTCTTTTGTTGCAGGATATCTCCACGCCCATATAGCAACAAGTGCCATAAATCCACTTGACCATAATAATGCATTAAGATTGTGTGTTGTATGCCAAAGTATTGCAAGTGAACTTGCCATAACAATTAACATTGAGTACTTTGCATATTGAGGAAAGACTTTATACTTTACCCAACCTGTTAAGAAAGGTCCAAAGTATTTGTGATTGTATAACCAATCGTGCCATCTTTTAGATGATTTAGCAAATGCCCAAGCGGCAATTACTAAAAATATACTGAAAGGGATGCCAGGAGTTACTACACCTACGTAAGCAAGTCCTAAACAAATAAACCCTATTGTCATATAAAAATATTTTTTAAAATTCATAATTTTCTCCTATTTTATTTCAGCTGCTATTCTTGAAGCAAAACTAGATTGGTCTTTTTGTATATTTACTTCTTCAAGTGTCTTTGACACATCTTCAGGATTATTAAAGTATAAATTGCCTGATACACTTATTCTTTCTCCTTTTGTTGCAAAAGGAATTACTTGATGTCTTAATTGTGCAGGAAATATCCACATACCACCTTTTTGTGGATTATAACCATATGAGTGTTCACACCATTTTGGATTAGATTGTTCACCATAATGAAACGTTATTCCACCTGGACCAAAACTTTTGCCTTTATATCTTCCTCTTTCTTCCATTAAGTCTGGTGTCTTTAAAAAAATAACCCAAGATAACGAACCACTATGGGTATGTTCAGGATTAACTTCATTCTCTTTCATATAATTAATCCATAAATCTATAAGTGTGAATTTTGTTGAAAATCTTTCTTTTGTAAAAGGTTGTCCAATATAGTTCGCTGTACCTTCTACATAATCATTGATGTATCGTTGAAACTCTTTTATAAACCATTGTTTATCTTCTGTAGAAAAACCTCGTTGGTCACCCATTATTCCTGCTAATTTATTATTGCCTGAACCAGGTCTACTCCTTTCACCTCTTTCTATAAGTCCTTCTAATAATTCCTGATGAGCAAAATACATTGCTACATAAGGTCCGAAATTTATATTACCACCTTTTTGGTCGTTTTCAACCGTTTCCAGAAACTCTTTATGTTTTCGGTGATTTAAATAATGTGGATCAAAAGCACCACTTTCATTCTTTTTTAAATGTAATTTTAATTCTTGTTCATCACTCATAACCAATAATCCTGTCCTATTCTATGTTTGTAATTTTTACTATCAAGGTATTTGTCTGACCATATTGAAAATGTAACTGCTATCATTGCAAGTCCAATTATCATCCAAAGACCTTTTCCTTCTTCCCAATTTGTTAATAAGTACCATAGTACTTGTAGTCCATTCATTTCATCATACATATTCTTAACTCCTCTAATAGTTTCATTAATTTATGTTTCATTATATCCTTATTACTTAATTTGGGAATTGCTTTTAAGAATTTAGGATATTCTTTATTTAAGTTTTTATTGATGTTCATTAATAAATCTTTTGTGTTCTTCATCTGTAATGGTTCTACCATTTCTATTCTTGAGGATTGTATCCGTTAAATAAAATACTGGTGTCGTATACATAATCTCTTTGTAAGAATAAAATTTATAAACATCTGGATCCATAACATAATCATATTTAGTTTCTTTTGTAGGTATCGTATCATAATGCACTCCGTTATCTATGTTCCAACAATGATGTATAATCGGTGTAGCATTTATGTTCTCATAATAATTATCAACCAACCAACCTGTGATAAACTTCGTACCAAAGTCTTTTGCTTCTATAACCGACATATTCATACACTCACGTCTTTGATAATTACTATTCGGTCTATGTTCAACCGTTTCTATGTATTGTGCGTTTGGTCTATACTTTAGAAATTGTTGTGTTGCGTTTTTCATTCTGTAGTTTGTCTTTCAATGCAAGTTTCATTTTCTTTAAGTCTTTCAATTCTCGCCAAGAGGTAAATGACCTATCGTTATTTCTTACTGCCTCCTGTAGATTTACTTTTCTTTTTAAGTCTTTGTGATTTTGTTTTAGTTCCGCCATATGTTGCCCTTTCGTCTATATCGTGTAGTCGTGGATTATATCCTCTAGGCCAATTCAGATTCAACGTTAATGTAGAATCATCTTGACAGATAATTCTTATCTGGTGACCTGTGGGTGTTGAATTGTCCCAATATCGTTCATAGTTATTAATGTTAATAACTTGTTCTGTTAGTTTCTTCTTTGGTGTTCTATCTTTGAATTGATCCGAGTTGGGTGTGTTGTTTGCGATATCATCTAAAAATTTATCACTTGCTTTATCTTCTTTGCCTACTGCTAATGCGTCATAGGTTGCACTATAGATACCTGAATCTTCTTGTTGTGCCACACGTTGAGCAAAGTGTTCCATTATATTCTTTTTGTCTGCCATATCATAAT